TGAGTGGTCTTACCAAAAATGTCAATTTTCTGACCAATGGCCGACTGGAAATCATCAAACAAAGTTAATGACTGGCTAATTTTGTCATTTACTTCTGCATATTTTGGATTTGCTTCACGCAGCGTGCTGTTGAGCGATCCACGAATATCACGAAGGATTGTCTGGGTTGCATCAGAAATAGATCCACGAGGCGTACGGCCCCAGTTAATCTGACCGTCAATCATGCGCTTCAACTGGTGCAACCGATAGGCATCAGGCGCTCCGCCTTCAGCCATTACGTCGATAACTTGTTTTAGGTTACGCTGGGCTGATGGGTCCATCCTAAGATCAGAATCACGGAATGCGTCTTTATCCAGGATCGGTTTGCTAGAACCTTCTGTATATTTTGGCTTAATTCCGTAGCGGTCAAAAATATCGTTGATCTTTTGATTTACAGGAGATGCGTCAATCCGTTGACCCTTAAATGACGTCTCTGCAATATTATTAAGCTGTTTTGATGCATCAGAGACCGACTGATCCAGCATCCGCAGACGATCAACCACAACTGAACCTGATACATCAGAAGGACGCATAGCTTGAGCACGGTTTGCCTTTACAGAGCGCATAATGCCAAGCATCTGAGCCATCTTTGATTTAGTTTCAGGAGTTGCCATCTTAATGGCTTGTACGTAACCAGGATCCATACCTTGTTTAATTACCGCTTGAGCGTATGGATCTTTTACAACTTTTTCCCCACTACCAAACTGGCGTTCTTGCAAAGCAACCGGTGCTAAACCAGCTTGTTTGCCGCCAGAAAGAAGTTCCTCTTTTGTTGTGGCTGCACCAAAGCGTGCCATTTCGCCACCTGGAACAATATTGGCCGGGAGAGTTTCTGGAATTGCAGAACGAACAGCAGGAGTCAATGCTTCATAAGTAAGCCCCTGTTCTTCTAAAATCCGGCGTAAATCAATGGTTGGATTTCCAGCTTCATCTAGCAGTCGAATCGGGCCGCGAGCAGCTTGAATTCCTTTAAGGCTAGTCAGTGCAAGAAGAGCATCTGGCGCAGTTCTAGCTGCTGTTGCAAGTCCTGGACTTCCAGTAGCTTCAAGCGTCTTTTCACCAAGGCTTTCTGCAAACTGGACCCACGGATCAATAATTGGAGCGACAGCTTTGCCAATGTTGCGAAGGCCAGTGCGACCAGCAGGAGTGCGAGGTTGATACGTCAATGCTTCACGAGTACGCTGGATGGCTTCAGTGCCAGCTTCTGCTCCGCCGCCACCAAAACCCATCTGAGCAAGGCCAGTAAGGCCAGCAACAGGTTCTGCGAGCAAACCAGATGCAACAGACCCCATTGCCTCAAGACCGCCTACAACGCCCTCTACAGCGCCATATTCGCGCTGACCAATATCGCCTCTGTCGTACATTGCCTGTACTTGGGCCTGAATTTCTGAATTAGACATTCCAGCCGGAACATCCAGCGTGGCAATTTGTCCGTTTGGTAATTCGACCTTTGCTTTAGGCATTTTACTTACTCAACAGAAATAACTTTAACTTGACCGCCAGCAGGTTTAGCTGCGCCACCGCCAAGTGAGGAAATATAGCTGCGCATTCTCTCATCCATTAGCGGGATGTTGTTAATTTCGTTGACTCGATCAAGGTACTGCCGACGGCTAATTCTTTCCAGCATGAAATCGCTTGCGGCTTTTGAAAGCTGAAGATTGATTTCTGCTTTACGCTTCAGCGATTCCTGCATGATGCGACGAGCCTGTGGGTTTGACGTAACCGGGCCAGCCTGACGAATCAAGAGGTCAATATCGCGATCTGACATCGTGCCTTCGCCCTTGATTCTGAGCGATTTAGCAACGTTAGTCATAACGCCACGGTATGCATCAATCGGATCACTTACACCTTCAGGGACGAGGTTTCTGAGAGCAGGAGGAATTGATGTTGCTGATTCAAGGTTTTCACTGAGACCCATCAGAAGTTCTACAGAATCAAGAGCGCTTCTTGCCTGAGTGCCTGCATTGAAATCTTCGGTAATCTTGGTTCCAAGACCCTTGCCAATCTCTTCTTGCAGCTTGGTTTCGCCCTTATCGCCAATTGTGATGTTGGTTCCGCTGCCAATAGCACCAAGTTCTTTTAGCTTTTTGGCTTCTTCTGGATTGTCCAATAACCAGCGATATTTGGCGATTGCGTCTCCGCCTAAAATATCCTTGTATGACAAAGCACCTAGTTTGATTGCATCTGCTTGAGATTGAGTAATCAATCCACGCTCAAGCAATACATCTGCTGTTTTATTTCCGCGCTTTGTATCCCGCAAGTCTTTAATGCGAGAGGCAAATGCCTGCGTCAAGGCAGCATCAGGATTCAAGCGCATGGAGTTGAGAATCATTGCCTTGCGCAAGCGCCATTCTTCGTCACCCAGTGTGGAATCCCACAAGCGACCAAGCATGCTATCTGGTTCTGATTTCTTGATTACTTCGTCAATTTCTTTGTCAGAAGCAGGGGGCGTTGAATCTGCCATTGCCCACTGACTGATTGGCGGAAGTTGACGAACGCCATCTTGATTTCCAGTCACGCCGCCAGCAGGGCCGCGGCCAGCACCTTCCCAGTCTTGGCGTACAAGAATCTGCTCGCGACCAGGAAGACGACGGCCTTCCATTGGGATCTGAGAGTCAGGGACGTATGATGGTGATGCTTCTGGAATAGGCGTACCAATTACATCCTGCGCGACAACAGATGTCGTCGGCTGGAAGCCAGTCTGCACAGGAGGCATATCAGGAGTTTCGGCAGCTTGAGCATTGCCAATCCCAAACATTTCAAGCAAGCCAGAGCCGCGCTCACGAAGAACATCCTTGATGCCTGTTTTTTCAGCAGCTACGTCAATACCTTGTCCTGCCAACCATGCGAGTAATGGATTCATCGCCTTTTCCTCTTCGGCATCATTCATGCCAGTCTGTACTGGCGGCAAATACGAATAATTCCCCAGCGGTATGGGGAGTCCTACATCAACCTGTGCCATTAGCCGCCCATGCCGCCCATAAGCAAGGCGGAGAGCAACTTTTTACCCTTGCTTTCATAGCCCGGAGGCACATTAAGAGCGCCTGTCGCACTATGCGTTGTTGGCTCTGCCAAAAGCCCCATCGGCCCCATAGTTGTCATCGGCATATTCTGCATCTGCTGGGCTTGCTGCTGTGCAGCCATAATGGTCTGCATCGCGGGAGACGGGCCTACGCCTTGCATGGTCGGAACAGCCGGAATCTGCGGCTGCATCCCCGGAGCCGTTGGCTGCAACAAGGACATGGCTTGTGGAGCAGTTGGGGCAGGCATTGGAATGCTACCCTCTTGCCCTGCACGAGCCTTCTGCGAATCCATCAAGGTTTGCATTGAGAAACCGTTAGAACCAAGGCCAAGGTTTCCCATCTTGCCCATGAAATGCTCTTTCATGCCGCCCATGACGTTTTCGCCAAAGCCGCGCTTCTGAGCGCCCTCAAGCTGACGAGCCAAATCGCGACGCTTTAGCGGATCTTTTTCATCGCCCAGCTTTTTGGTGAGATCGTCTACCTCACCAAACTTACCCATGATGCTGCTAAACAATCCCATGCTTTACCCCAATGCCAGAGTGAGCCAGTCGAACAAGCCCGGCTGCTTGGAAGTGGTCTGGCTCTGCGGAACCGGAGTTGCGCCAAGAGCCTGTGTGACATAACCGATAGAAGCCTGCGGAGCGCCTGTGTAGCCTGCGTACTGCGCCTTGGCTGCGTCGATAAGCGCCTGCTGCAAACCTTGCTGCATTGCACCCTGCTGTGCCAATCCCTGCTGTACAGACTGACCCATGCCGAAACCGAGGTTTGCGATATTGGCAAGCTGAGAACCTGCCGCCAGACGCGCCTGCTGGCCTTGTAGGCCGCTTCCTACGTTGAACTGCTGTGCAGCTAGTGCGTTAGCAATATCCTGCTGTGCGGCAGTTTGAGCCTGCTGGAAGCCTGCCTGACGCAACCCTGCGGATGACTGAGCCAATTGCTGAAGTACGTTACGGCCAAGTTCTGCCTCAGCAACGCCTTGACGAGAGCCGCCAAATGCGCGAGCGGCCTGAGCCTGTGCGCCGAGGGTGTTCAGCCCCATCTGTGCGCCACGGAGGATGTCGGCTTCGTTTGCCCGAATCACCTCTTCCGTGTATGGATTCATGTACGGAGTCATGCTCGTGGTGGCAAGCTGCCCTGCATTCACCATGCCCGGCTGATAACCCATTTCTGCCGCTGCACCTGCGCCAGCACCTGTAATACCTTGTTGGGCTGCACTGAAAATGTTTGAGCTTGGAGCTGCCGGAGTGCCGTAAGGAGCTGCTGGAGTTGGAGATCCACCAGAATACATCGGCATGGACGGATTTGGATTCACCATCCAATTGGTATCTGCGGTCTGAGTTGGTGGAGCCGCTGGCCTAGATGATCCGCCCATTTTCTACCCCTTAAACAAATAATTTGCCGTACTGCTGGAATGCAGCCGGATCTTTAGCGGCAGCTTCAGCAAGAGCCTGCTCATAAAGGCTGCCAGAGCCATAACCACGAACACCGCCAGCATATTCTGTTCCCGGCCCCATCCCTGCGGTTGGGCTAACAGTTCCCGGCTGAACAAGACCAAAGGCTTCAGCAGCGCTAATATTGGCCTTCATAGCTGCTTCTTGCATTGGGGTGAATGCTGCTACGTCTGGGCCGTAATACGGCATGTAGCCGATACGCTGTGCCTGTTCTGCGCGAGCTAGATTGCGTGATGCTGGGTCTGCAATCCACTGTGGGATTTGAGTTTGCTGTGTTTGGCTTCCGCCCTTACCGCCGCCACCGCCCATAATTAAATCTCCCTTTCCAGAACCACAAACTGTTCGTGCCAGTCGTGTTTGTCTAATACTCGTTTCCAGCCTGAACGGCCTGCAATCGTCATACTATCGCATCCATTCATTTTGGCAAATTGTATAGCAGAATCTTGAAAATCAATAATTTGATTCATGTCTCCTGCCGCTAAGAAAACGTGCAAAACTTTCTTTTTCGGATAAACCGAAATTTCAGTCACCGCACACCCAGAATCTCCAGCCCAAAGCTGCATCCGCCCTGAAATCACACCGTCAACAATATCCTGAAAGCTGTGCGTTCCGCCGGAATACGCCAAAGCAGCCTCAATCCAGTTTTTGCACCGGACTAGCTGATCCATGATCGGCATTCTTTCGTCTGCGCCCATCAGATGCTCTTCACCATTAGCGTCACGGACGGAACCGCAGGGCAGAAAGTTTCTGCTGCGTAGGCTTCTAGCGATGTATCCAGATCGTCTACGGCAAACATAGCCTCCAGATAATCACCAGCCGCTACCTCAAAAATAGCCGCACGAGCAACAGTCTTGGATTCGTCATTGTCGTGAACCGTAATCCGCATTGTTGACCCGGTAATGTCTGTGCCGTTGATTCGCGGCCAGAACCAGAATGTCTTTGCATTTGCAGACTGCGAATTAAGCTGTGCCGTGAAGTGGATGTAATACTTCCCAGCATTCGTGAATACGATCCGGCTGGTCGGAGAGCCTACAGCGATTCCATTAGAATATGCTGTTGTTCCCCAAGTAATCGCTGTCGGAGTTTCAGTAGCCGCACAAGTCTGGTCGTTGAAATCCAGAAACGCACCGTAGCCGTAGCCTTGGTCTGGATCATTTGCGCCATACGCCAGAGGAACCCACTCGCCATCCAGCGAAACAACCGGATGCTCGATGGAGCGATCCCACATGAGGATGCCGTCATCGGTGGCTTTTTCGTCTGCTACTTGGTGTCTAAGGCGATCACGGGTACGGATAAGGAAGGAGTTGATTCGCTCGCCCCATGCGTTCCAATTTGGCCCTAGCGGTGGTGGCGGGATTTCTGTACTCATCGCCGTCCGCCAGCCTCAGCATTGATTCGCATTACCCCAACGCGCCAGTCAGCAATATTGGCTTCCTGTACCTTCATGCGAACCTGTCGGCCAGTAAAGCGAACAGATGTAGGCTGTGTGGTCAGAGCATACGGCCCATAGCTACGCTGGGTGTCGTTAGGATGGAAGCGGGTCTGAAATGTCACATTGACATTGCCGTTGGTATCTTCGTCAGAAATCAACTGATTGACCTTCATTACGGAATCGCCAGAACCCAAGGTAATCGGGCCTGATTCTGCGTAAGGCGTTTCAGCGCCGTGGCCTGCGCCAACAATCTCGTGGTTGTAAGTAATTCCGTCAGCATCAACCCAGATTGGGTTATCGAATACGCCACGGTCTATGCCACAAGTGCGGCTAATTGAGCCAATCGTCCAGTGATTCTGAATGTAGTCGTAGGCTACATAACGATTGTTGTTTGTGGACGCACCAGATGGATAAAACCACCAGATTTCGTTGTGTTCAGAGTTGTGGACGCCAAACACCTTACTAATCTGGTTCTTGTTGATGTCGCGGAACACAGCGTCAGCCACTTCACACGGAAGGTTTTTAGCCACAGAGCCGTCAAACACGAAGAATGAATCAAAGCCCATCCAGAAAGCGCCTTGATCTACAGGAACGGCTGCCTTACGAGATGCAACGCCACAAGCAGTACCTACGCGCTCAAATCCGTACACATACGGCGGGCCTTGGTAGGAAGCAATATGGGCATCGACATTGGTGAGAATCAAAGTACGGCCACGCATACGCACACCGCACATAACTTCGCCGTTGATCTGCAACTCAATATCACCAGCTTCGTTAGTAGCGGCAGGCGTCCAAGTTGTATTGTCCTCGCGATCACACCATGCGATCTTACGCGGATTGCCATCAGCTTGAAGCGCAAACAGGAAGCGTTCTTCCGTTACAATCAAGCCTTTACAGTCTTCTGGGCTGTTGCTGATCTGTACTGCGTCATTGGCGGTATTCAACTGCCATTCGTACAGCTTGCCGTCAGAAGTACAGCAAGCAACAAGGTATTCGCCCCAGTTATCAAGCGACCAAGTATCTGCTTCTTGGAAGGCGTTAGCACCTAAACGCTTCGTGCCGTACAGGCCATAACCGTAAAAGCCACCACCGTAAGCGCGGTTGATGGAAGCATCAGCGTTCCCTGTAGTAAATCCAGACGGGGTGATGTCTGTTGGAGTACCAGATGCGTTGACATAAAGCAGTTCATTTGCAGAACCGTATGCTTGGTTTGATCCAGCGGTGTTATCCAGCCACGCATGAGCAGCACGAGGAGCAGCCGTAAATGATCCAGAAAGATCATCGCGCTCGTTCCATCCACCAACAGGACGCAAGGAGTTCAGATACCAGCGGACTAGATTGGAGTCACGCCAGCGGTTTGAACCCTCAAAGTCAGTCCCGTTGCGATAGACGCCGGGAGGTATCTGAAGCGGTATGAGTGCCATTTATGCAGTCCGACGCCACATTTTGACCACGATGTACGGCTGGAGGTTGGCGTTAGTGCCGCTAGAGCCAGTTGAATTTATCGTATGGCTGTGGTCGCCAGCACTAGAAGTGCTATATGTAGAATTACTACCAGCAGGACGAGTATCACCGCCAGAAGTGGAATCCTGAACAAAAGGCTGATTGTTGTAGGTATGAGTATGTGCGCCTGCGTTATTCATTGTATGCGTATGGCTCACAACAATCGCATCCTTGGAACCACCAGTTTCTTGCAGCGTATTAAAGCTGGAATCGCCAGTATCTTGGCCGACCAAAACACGACCAGAGCCAAATGCCGTCCAAGTGCCAAATCCAAGCAAAGTTGCAGGATTGGTGTCAACAGCAGCATTGATGTAAATAGATCCAACCGGATAAGCAGCCTGAAGTGCGGCAGTTACAAAAGCTGTAGTTGCGATCTGAGTAGTGTTTGTTCCCAGAGATGCAGTAGGGGCAGTTGGAGTCCCGCTTAATGCTGGGCTTGCCAGCGGAGCCTTAGCATCCAACTGGGTCTGAATCGCGCTAGTTACGCCATCCACATAATTCAATTCTGCGGCAGTGGCGGTAATTGCAGTGCCACCAACCTTCCATTCCCCCTCGGTTAGATTTGGCTTAATCGCAGTCGTGCCGTCAAGGAGATCGTCCAGATCGTCAAGATTGTCGTTGATCTTGGTTCCCCATGTATCTTCGGAAGCGCCGATTTCAGGCTTCGTCAGGCCATAGGTGGTAGTCGTAGTATCAGCCATCTTAAATCCCCTTTAGGCGGCTAGTTTTGTCCAAGTTTCACTACCGCTTGGAATATTTGTCCATACTT